GCATTCAGCCCCGCCAATTTCATTTGCAAATTTTGCCCATTTAGCAACATTTGCCATTACGATCAAGTGGTTGAAAAGAATTGCCGCTCCTGCAAGTATGCCAAGCCGGGACCGGATGGCTCTTGGCTTTGCGGTGTTCACGGCGACTCGCCAATCCCTGAAGATTTCATTCCTCTTGGTTGTGCTAATCACAAAGGGATTGATTGATGATTATCCCTCGCCCATACCAAGTTGAAGCGGTCGATTCGACGGTCGGTTACTTTGCCCGAGGGAACAGCGGCAATCCGCTAATCGCGATGCCGATGGGAACGGGCAAGTCTCTGATTCCGCCGCTGTTCATTGCTCAGGCGATGCGTCAGTGGCCTAATTCGCGATTCCTGCTGCTTACCCATGTCAAGGAATTGATTCGGCAGAATGCCCAAAAGATGCTTGAGGTTTGGCCGACTGCACCGCTCGGTATTTATTCGGCTGGGCTCGGTCGCAAAGAAGCCTTCGCGCCGATTGTCTTTGGCGGAATTGCATCGGCTCGAAACAAGATTGCCGAGATTGGTCATCGGGACATTCTATTCGTTGACGAGGCTCATTTGATCAGCCCGAACGAAGAATCGATGTACCAGCAAACGATTGCTGAACTGAAGGCGATCAATCCTTACCTGAAGGTAATCGGTCTGACCGCGACTCCCTTTCGGATGGGGCAGGGATATTTGACCGATGGTGGAATCTTCAGCGATATTTGCTACGACATTACCGGCCTCAACGAATTCAACAAGCTGATTGACGATTGCTATCTGACCACACTCGTTCCGAAGTCAACTTCGACTGCGATTGATATTAGCTCAGTCTCAATCCTGGCGAACGATTACAACCAAAAAGAACTGGCGGCTGCGGTCGATAAGATCCCGATTATGCGGTCTGCCATCGAGGAAACATTGGCTCTTGCCCACGATAGGCAAAGCTGGATGGTATTCGGCGCTGGGCTTGAGAACTGCGAGCATCTGACGGATATGCTCAATGCTGTGGGAGTGGCAGCTACGGTAGTTCATTCCAAGCTAGACGATCAAACTCGCGACGACCGAATCGAGGCTTTCAAACAAGGTCGCTTTCGGGCAATCGTTTCGAACAACATTCTGACGACCGGCTTTGATCACCCGAAAGTCGATTGCATTGTGGACTTGCGACCGACAACGAGCATTGTTTTGCATGTCCAAAAATACGGTCGCGGGACTCGCCCGTACTACCATCCTGCTTGGACGATTGAGCAACTTCAATCGCTAGTAAACAGAAAAGCAGCAATCGAAGCCGGAGGAAAGAAAAATTGCCTAGTGCTGGACTTTGCCGGAAATGTTTCGCGGCTAGGTCCAATCAACGACCCTCGCGTTCCAAAGAAGCGAGGTAAGGGAACCGGCGAGGTTCCGATGAAGCTCTGTCCAGCCTGCAATGCCTACAACCATACAACTGCCAGGATTTGCTGCGGCTGCGGAAAAGAATTCTTGTTCAAGGTCAAGATTCGCAAGTCAGCGTCTACCGAAGATATTGTCGCGAATACAGATTCGCAAATTGAAATCCTTCAGGTAGACATGGTGACTCGCTCGATTCATCGCAAAGCCGACAAGCCGCCGAGCCTCAAGGTCAGCTATCTCTCGGGATACCGAATCTTTAATGTTTGGCTGTGCTTCGAAGGAACTGGCTACCCCAAGAAAGTCGCGGCTGATTGGTGGCGGCAACACTTTGGCGATCAGATTCCGCAATCGACTCAAGAAGCCTACGATCAATTCCCGGCTTGCCGACTTCCCCGAAAGATTCGTGTCGATTCTGGCGGCAAATATCCTAAAGTTTTGGAGTACGTTTTTTAATGTTTGAGATCATTTATGCTGATCCGCCTTGGAGTTACAACGACAAAGCTAAAGCTGGCAATCGCGGTGCTGAGTTCAATTACCCTTGTATGAGCATTGATGACATTTGCCGATTACCGGTAAAGAGCCTAGCAAGTCCGAATGCAACTCTGTTCCTGTGGGTAACGAGCCCAATGCTGGCCGAAGGCTTTCGAGTCATGGACGACTGGGGATTTACCTACAAGACCATTGCATTCGTATGGGTCAAGCAAACAAAATACGGCAAGATGTTTTGGGGCATGGGGAACTGGACTCGCGCGAATGCCGAAGTCTGCTTGCTGGGAATCAAGGGAAAGCCCAAACGAATCGCCAAGAATGTTCACCAGATCGTGAGCAGTCCGATCCGTGAGCATTCACGCAAGCCGGATGAAGTCAGAACCAAGATTGTTGACCTTATGGGCGACTTGCCTCGAATCGAATTGTTCGCTCGGGAAAGAGTGCCAGGTTGGTCATCTTGGGGAAATGAAGTGGAGTGTAACGTGAGGTTAGGATGATTGAATTGAGCGCTGATTTAATAGCCGGATTGATTATCAGTGTTTGTTTACTTTTTGCCGCTTGGCTCATAGGAGGAGATGACGATGAGGTATCTAACGCCGAATGATTTGCAGGGTGAGTTTGGAAACGCTTTCATTTTTGACGTTGAGTGTTTCAGCAACTTTTTTTTCGCGGCATTTAAGTCGCTCAAGACTGGTAGTTTGATCGTGTTCGAGCGGTCGCCGGATTCGGAACTGAATGGACCGCTACTACGCTGGTTCATCGAGACGTTCGAAATCATCGGCTTCAATTGCAAGAACTACGACGACATTCTGCTGTGGGCAGCAATCGACGGCATTTGGACCGAGCAACTGAAAGGCATTTCCGATGCCATCATCTTCAGTGAAATGAAGCCGAGCGAGATCGAAGCCTCTTACGGGTTTCGCTGCGGAGTAGCCAACTCCATCGACTTGATCGAAGTCGCTCCAAGTGCCGGTCTGTCCTCGCTGAAGCAGTACGGTGGCAGAATGCACACTCAGCGAATGCAGGATTTGCCCTTCGACCCCAACAAAGAGTTGACGCGAGACGAAGCCGCCAAGGTCCGAGAATACTGCATCAACGACTTGGCTCAAACTGAAGAACTGTACCGCAAGCTGGAAAAGGCAATCGAACTGCGAAAGCGAATTGGCGAGCAGTACGGGCTCGATTTAAGAAGCAAGTCCGATGCTCAGATTGCCGAAGCGGTGATCAAAAAAGAAATTAGCGAATTGACCGGTAAGATTCCGACCAAGCCGACCGTAACGAAAAGCAGTATCTTTTCGTATCAAGTGCCTGACTTCATTCAGTTCTATACCGAGGAGTTACAGGAAATTCTTGCGAAGATTCGCGCCGCTGAATTCAAGATTGACGAAAATGGCAAACTGATCATGCCGCCTGAATTCGCTGAGACTCAGGTAAAGATCGGTAAGAGCAAGTACCAACTCGGGATTGGCGGCTTGCATAGCTGCGAGAAGGCGATGATTCTGATTGCCGACGAGGAAATGGTAATCATCGACCGAGACGTTGAATCCTATTACCCTGCAATCATCTTGCGGGAAAAACTTTTCCCCGAGCATATTGGACCGGCTTTTCTTGACACCTACGGTGACATTGTTCGCCGTCGATTGCAAGCCAAGCGAGACAAGGACAAGACGACTGCCGACTCCCTGAAGATTACGATCAACGGAGCCTTTGGGAAGTTGGGGAGCAAGTATTCTGCGATTTACGCGCCGAACTTGCTAATCCAGGTGACAATTACCGGACAGCTTTCTTTGCTCATGCTGATCGAAATGCTCGAATGGTGCGGGATTAGCGTTCGCTCGGCCAATACCGATGGTATCGTCATCTACTGCCCACACTGGCAGATTGAACAGGCTCAGACAATCGTTGCTCAGTGGGAGCAAATTACCGGATTCAGAACCGAGGAGAGCAGTTACAAAGCCTACTACGCTCGGGACGTTAATAACTACATCGCGATTGGCCGAGACGATTCGATCAAGGCGAAAGGCGAATTTGTCAATCTGCTTTCGATGAAGGAACCAAACCGGGAAATGCTAATGAAGAATCCTGACGCGAACATCTGCTCTGAGGCAGTCATGCTTTTTCTTCGCGACGAGATCCCGATTGAGACGACAATTCGCAACAGTCGCGAATTCAGCAAATTCGTAATTGTCAGAAAAGTTAAAGGTGGCGCTGAGAAAGACCGAGAATACATCGGTAAAGTCATTCGCTGGTACATGCGAACCAATGACTTCAGGCCGATTCGCTACGTCAGCAATGGAGCAATGGTGCCTGAGTCTTGCGGCGGTTGTCCTGTTATGGAAATGCCAAGCAAGTTTCCGAAGGACATTGACTACACTTGGTACATTCAGCGAACCAAAAAAATGCTGTCCGACATGGGTTACGGAAACAAGTTCAAACAAATGGAGTTATTCGTATGAAAGAACTACGCAAGGCATTTTTCGAGTGCATGGAAATCATTTACGGATTTCACGCAATTCCAGATCATCAACTTAGTGATGTTGTTCGCATTTTCATCATGGGGTGGTGCGAAAGTCTGCGCGAGCATGACGACTTTCCAGCACTTCAGCAGATTGTTCCTGTAATGCTAGAAGTTGCCGATGCTCGCTGGATACCAGATGATTCTTGGCGATGGTGGCTCAACAGCAACTAGACTTCAAACAGGCGGATATTGTCGAGCAAACCACCGAGACCAAAATTGGGATTTGGATTAAGTGCCTTGAATTCTAGGCGAGTCGAAACGCCAGTTGCTTTGGTAAGATCAATGCTAAAGAATTGCCAATCAGTTGTAGTTTCCTGAGTCGAATTGACTGTAAAAGTCTGAACGTAAAGCCCATTCCAGTAAAGTGCGATAGCGTTATCAATTTCGCCTAAGCCGGGGCGACCCGAGTAATTGAGCTTGAGCCGATAGCGACGATTGACCGTGGTTGTGAAGTCACGCCAAATTCGCTTTTGCCCATCCAGTTCGCAATGCTTGTCGCCTTCGGCAGCGGGACCAATTCCAGCAACATTGTTTTGGATCTCAACTCCGTCAATAGCATCGGTACTAAAACCACCTGGATTTGTAAACAAAGCAAAACCACCAGCGGGAACAGCATGAAATTCAAAGTCGGCTTGGAAGATCATTTCCTCTACACCGTCGATGATTCCGTTAATGTAATCTGTGTCGTGACTGTAATAGCGATCATCGTAATTGATCGCATTCACCTTAATCGTGAAATTGTCTTTTGGCTCTTTTTCCTGAATCAAAAACGCTTTCTCTCTTGGTGAGTCATTCGCGGTAATGATGTAAGTTGTCTGAGCATACTTGTCGAGGTCCATCACCAAAGGCAGTTTAGGCGGCTTGGATAGCACCACTTCGTAATCGTTGACCACGGAGGTAATCGGCAGCAGTTCAACCGTCTGATCAAAGTGCTGAATTGCAACGGTGTAGGTCTTTCCGGCGACCGGAACAAACGGCTGACTGAGCCGGATGTTCAATCCGTTTTGGTATTCGATTTGCCCGTCGAACGTGTCAGGTCGAGTGTTGTCCGCGACAAGCACACGGTCGTTGATAACAAGCAGCGAAGCCTCGGCAGTCGCTTCAAATTCGACTCCGACATTCTGGTAGAGAATCTTTTGGTACGTTCGCCAAGCATGGAAGTGAGCTTGCAGTTCGCTCTGAATGCCCACGGATTGAACCTTCTTCGGATTGATTGCTGATCCATCCTCGGGAATCAGGAAATTGAGAGTCGCGCCGTCCTCTTGGTCGATGTATTCAAAGTCAACACCGTCATTATCCTCGAAGGTGCCGAACTGAATTGTTCGCTGCTCGCTGCGAGGAACCTTGTTCCGATGGTTGAACAGCATTCGGTTGACGGTGCTTCGCTGCTCAAACTTTAGTCTGAGTTTGCTACCAAAGCGAAATGCTTTGCAGAAAATAGCTTCGGCAATCGAACTGACAGTTTCCTCGAATGACAAATTCGCATCGTCGAAAGTGTGATTGAACTGCACAACCTGATCGGTGCCGAAGTAATCGATCATTCGAACAATCTGCCGGTCGATATTGTCAAAGTCAATTTGGCTAGTTGTTCGCCTACCGATGTAAGGGTCGAGGCAGACAGCAAACAAAATCAGCCGAGCATCACTTGTGGGAAACAGTTCGGTCGTAAGCTGATCGATTGTTCCAGCGACAAGTGCCGGAATCTTGCGAGTTGCATGACAGTTCAGCTTTCGTTCTTTGATCGAAAGAGCGCCGCTCGTCGCGTAAGTCTTGGCGTAAGCGGTTGTGACGTTGCCAAAATCTGATTGAGTGACGTATTGCATAATATACATATCACGCCACTGAATTTCGTCGATGATTCGCCCTTCAAACTTTTTGTCCATTGGGGTAAGTCGTCTTGCTCTGACTTCCCAGTAAGTGCCTTTGGTGTTGGCGTTAGGGGCGACCGTGTATTTGAGTGTTGCGGCGCGACTGTTTCGAAGTGCTGACGAGCCAATGACTGTCACTTCGCCATCTTGCATCGGACCAATGACATTCCCATCTTTATCGACGGGGGTGAACTGAACTTCGATTTCAACATCGAACTGAGTCTGCTTTTTGCCGTTGTCTTTGTAGAGCCCATTGACAGCAATAAAGTTGTTGTAAATTGCGTAAGGATCTTCGACGGTAAATGGACCAACCCACTTCTCGGCAGTCGAATAGATTGTGGGACTGTAGAATTCGGTCTGACTGTTTGGAAAGTTGGTCAGGTCAGCCCATTTTTGATTGATAAGAACTGGATTGACAAGGCTGATACTCTGCCCACTGACAGCAAGGACTTTATAAGTGCCGTCAAGATTTACCGTCAGACCGTTCTTTGTGTAAGTCGAATCAGTGATTGTCAGGTCATCGTCAACAGCAAAAAACTCCTCGAAGTTGATTTCGCCAGTGTTGACAATCTGATCCGGCCAAACGAAAGCAATATCGTTTTCGCCTTCGATCTCGCTGGCGTTAGGCGCTCGCAAGACTTGCCCGTTGACAGAGTTGCTTTTACTCGCATTCCAAACTCGCTCGGTGAATGGGGAGCCGATGGTCAATTCAGGACCGGCAAGCGTGTGAGGACTTGTGCCAGGTCCGTAGAACATCACACTTGTCCCGGCAATGTCATTGACCGGGGTAACGTCATCCTTAACGTCCTCGATCAAGTAGCTGCCTCTGCCCACACAGAAGTAGGCGTATTCGACTTCGCGATGATTCTCAAAGACCATGAAAGGCTTGGCGATCAAATCAGGAGTCGAGCGAACCTTGCCGAAAATATCTGGAATCCGCTGAAGCGGTCGAGCCTCGTTGATCCGGTTACTCAGCCCGTTGTTAGGACTGTTTTCCTGAGTGTTCTTTGGAACCGGAGGCTTTGGGCGAAGCAGATAGCTAATCAAACCGAGCAGCAGAATTCCGAACAATCCATTGAAAGCTGAAAACAACCCGATGAAAAAGAAACTGGGGTAGGTGACGACATAGATCGTTCCTTCCAGATCGTTCAACGCAAGAATCTGCTGCTCGTTAGTCGGAGTAATGTCGGATTCCACAGTAACAACATTGTGGTAAATCCGAGTGTTGTCGGGCAATTTATCCCAACGGGACATGATGAATTCGATGACATTCTCAGTCTCGAATTCTTCCC